TCCCCAGACACTGCAACCCCTGTTCTTGCATGGAGACTGCACAGTTCTGACATACCGTTAAAGTAAGCAGTGGCGATATCTTCAATGTTACATGCTCCGAGGTTGACGTGTTCCAAAAGGCAGGTTCCACGTGAGAACAACCTAACTTCAAGACAGACGTTTCCGTAGATTCTGTTTCCGTCATTGTCAAATGCTATTTTGGTAAGCCAAATGTCCCCACTTTTGATTCCGTAGAGGATAGCGGATTTAGTTTCTTCAGTTGCTGCTCTCCACTTTTCTTCATCAAGGTTGACGCACCTTTTGATCCAAGGGAGTTCAGATCTAGGAGTGCGCACGAACTCAATAATATCGGCGTGGTCAATATCAAGGTGAGCCACAACAGCACCGTTTTTGTAGATGCCCCCTCTTCTAAGTGTTTCATTTAAAGTTGAATAAATTTTTGCGAATGATACTGGTCCTGAGGCAGTTAACCCCTTACCATTTTCAGAGCCTCTAGCTCTTATGTTACTTAAGTGTACTGCACACCCTGCACCAAAGCGTAGAGCGTGAGAAACAAATCTCCAGCTTGCTTCGATACCGTCCTTACCCTCCATGGAGTCTTGAACGACAAAAACCGTGCAGCTTACTGGAAGTCGTGATTCTGGGTTATCCAACCATGATTGGACCCGACCAGTGCGGGAGATAAGTTCTGCGGTCATTAAACTAAATCAGTTAAATTAGGTGGTTTGTAATTTGGTCCTTTTAATACCTTGCCGTCATCTCTATAAATGGGGTGTCCATCTTCATCAAGTTTCGACATATTGCTTTTATGTACTCTATCTAAGGCTTCATCAAGAAACCAATTCATATTATCAGCGTATTGGTAGCATACATATACTAGATCAGCTAATTCTTTCAGAGCTTCTGCTGGAAACTGTGTGTTATTGCGGAATAACATACCTTCAGCTTCAAGGAATTCTTTAAACTCCTCAACGATCAAATTCTTCTGCTTGTTTCTGGAGGGTAGACTTGAGCTGTTCTGTATCCCGTAGTGGGATCGGAATTCCTTCGCCTGTTCTGATAGAAATGTCTTCTGCATAGTGGAGTTCGTTTTCTAAATAATGGATTGCTTTTTCTAGATCTTGTATCTTGCTATCTTTGTACCCTGCTCTGCAGATATACTTGATAGCATTACCTAAGTGGAAGTTGAGTTCTTGTTGTCTGATAAAATCCCAGACATCAATTGGTCCACGCTGGTAGTAGTCTGGTCCTTTGGCCATTTTGCGAGTAGATTTGTTACACAGTTGGATAATACATAGCACTGCTCTTGCAATGCCATGAGTAAAATAATTATATCTTCTCTACTTGTTTCAGGTTTCTTTAGTGCATCATGTATTTGACGTAACTTGAAATCTTGTTCATACGTCAATTCTGTAATCGGTGGTGGGGGTCCAGAGTTTCGGTTCTTTCCGCTCGAAGTCATAGTCATCTACTGTAAGGATACGTGCCAGTCTAGCATTCATTAATGCCGTCTCTTCATCCAACCCTTTATCTTTGAATGCCTTTACTACAGTTGTCCAACTATAGCCGTGCTCTTCAAATAAAGCTGTTGCTCGTTTAACTCCCAAGCCCGGAACTCCACTGTATCCATCAGTGTTGTCTCCAGCAATTGATTGCACTAGATGCCATCTTGGGCCATCGACTTCATTGATGAGAGTGATCTCATCCATGTTATATAATTTTCCCGGTATTTGTCTCATGTCTTTATCAGGAGAACAAATAACATTATCAGGATATTTTGTAGCATAAATGCCCATGCTATCGTCTGCTTCAAGTGTTGGCATGATAATTACTTCATACCTTTTCTTTAGCTCATTGATAACACGTTTATAGCCGCATGGCTTTTTACGATTACGGTGACCTTTGTAGGACTTCTCTATTTCCTTGCGGAAATTCTTAGAGTCAGAGAAAAATAATACAATCTCAGGTACGTCCCAGAGGAACTTGTTCTTGATCTTGTTTATCTCTCGTACAGTAGCGTTTAATGCATCTGTGAACCTGCTAGTAACTACAATTACGTCATCACCGAAATCTATTTCTGTCTCTGCTGCTGCTGTTGCCTTATAGACAATAAAGTCAGCATCAATAAATAGTTTCATAGGTGGTTAATGGACTTCTGCCCAATTTTTACCTGACTTTGACTCCGCTGCTATAGGAAGTCTCAGGTTATAATATTCACCAGCTTGTACAGCAGTTAATTCAAGTAAAAACTTTAAATCATTTACTGATGCTGGTATAGTCTCATACTGTAATTCGTCATGTATGAAACCAAGTTGATGAGAGTGACTATCTAACTGTGCGTCAGCTAGTACCATCCATCTTTTGGCGATGATCGCCGCCGACCCTTGGAGGAGGTAGTTGAGAGCGACGTGCCCTTTGTCAACGCTGATATTACGACCGTCGAGTCCACGGACATAACCTCTTTCCGCAGCCCGTTTAACAGCCTTAAGCAGATCGGAAAGACCTTCAATGGCGTTAACAAACGCTTTGCGTATTTCTTTACCCTTTCTTTTTGCTTGAGTTTCCCCAAGGCTACCATCGAAGGATGTGCCGATCTTTTGATCTCCCGCTCCATATAAAAATGCGTAGGTAACTGTTTTAACTTGTCTTCGACTAATGCCAATTTTATCAGCATTTTCTTGGTGGATGTCCCCGTTAAGTAGGATATCTGCGTACCTACCGCCGTCGTAACGTGCGAGATAATGAGCGAGCATCCTAAGCTCAATGCCCGAAAGATCAGCACCGACCATAACCATATTTGGTGAAGCCGTGAACAAACGTCTAAATCTTTCATCACTGGGAACTTGACTTAAATTGGGATTACGGTGTGACGCTCTATGAGTAGCACAACCTACCGAACAATGGTGATGTATCCTGTTAGATGTCGTAACAAGCTTCTGCCATGCGTTCACGCCTTGTGATATCATCCCAAGCATCTTTGTCAGTTCCAGTACTCGGAGAAAACGAAGAGCTATATCCGTCCCAATATCCTTCAATACGGTCTCGTCGATAACCGCCTTCCCTGAATTCGTCAGTGAGGATGGTTGCCAATCGCAGTGTGTGGAAAGTATCCATGCAATATGATCTCTTGATTGTGGATTAAAGTCTTTCAGTCTAGTAAACGACACGCCTTTGACATAGCCAGTTCTCTGGTTATCTCGTTTGGGCGTGAAAACTGATCCGGCAACGTAGGGGAAATCTGCTCGAAGCTTGGCTTGAGTTGATTCCAATTCGTTCCTGAGAGTTGATTCCAATTCTCTAGCTGATTGTTCATCGAAATACCATCCGTGGTGTTCTTGTTTTGTTAGTATGGTAGCTACCTGATGTTCTAACGTAATCCATTCAGGTAAGGTAGGAAATGCTTCCATAGTCGTCTAGTGACGGTTACATCTTGTTTGCAGTAGTCCTCCATTTCTTGAGACCAATTACTCCAGTCATTGAGTTTACCAAAGTCCCCTTTGTACTCATTGAGTCTATACCCGTAGGCTTCGAGTGAGTGACGGCCATACAATTGTAGAGGCATGTGTTTCCAATTCTTCTCTTTGTCTATTGACATTAATCTGCTATGATATAATCTACTAAGTAGTAGAGTGTCAATAATTACCCCAGTTGGTTTGAAGAATGGATAAAGTTTCCTGATAAGGGGTAAATCATAGCCAATGATATTATGACCAACGATGTAATCAGCTTGTGCCAAGTCCATGACGGCTGTAGTGATAGAGTTTGACATCCCTTTTCCGGGGCATTCATCGTTGAATGATAATGTTTCATCAAGTGTACTATCGTGATAAGCAATGCAATGGATTCGAGTGGCATCTTGATACAGACCGTTAGCTTCGAGGTCAAATATAAGCATTATTTCTTTGGCCACCGATATGTTTTATCGACGAACTGTGCTTTTTTAACTGACTCGATTGATGGTGGCTTAGGTTTGTTTAATATAGGCTCGGCTTTATCGCTTTTCCTAACACACCCATTTTCTTTATACCATGGGTGTTCATAACCTCCATCAAAAATCCGAGGACGGGTTGAAAATTGGTGTTCCTGTAGTTTCATGTTCAGTAAACCTTGATGTGTTTAAGTCAAATCTTATCTTTCCAGCGAAGCCAGTTTCACCAGAATAGCGGTTCTTAACAATTCTAATAGTCGTAATATCTCGTTCAGTTTCACTCTGCTGGTTTCGTTCGAGGGCAATGACTTGATCTGATAATTGAGCAATTCCCGCAGATCCCCTGAGCTGACTAAGGGACACTTTACCTCCTTCTTCGTGCGAAGTCCTATCATTTGATGTTCTCCTTAAATGTGATACAAGGAATAGTGAAATGCCTGTACGTTCAACTAGTGATCTAAGTCTGGTCATTGTCTGATCCAGCATTCTACGTTCGTCCCCTTCTAGTCCACTTAATAATATACTAAGATGGTCTACGAATATAATACGACACTCCAATCCACTGGCAAGGTATTCGATCCGATTGTAAATAATTGACGGGTCAAAACTACCAAAGCCATCAAACAAGTAGAGATGCCAATTAGCAATGGTATTACGAAAATGCTCTTCGAGTTCTGTTTGGTCATGTTCTCCTATGTGTAATGATTTACCTACAGCTGTGGACATTAATCCAAGTGCGGTGCGTCTGTTAGATTCCTCAAGTGCCAAGTACCCGACACGCTCTCCTTGGGTGAGTAGGTTAACAGCAAGTTGACGACAGAATGTTGATTTTCCTTGGCCACTTCCTGAAGTAATAGTTGTAAGTTCTTGATACCTAATGCCGTGCAGTTTATCTTGTAAGCATTGGAATGGGTAGTCATGATCTGCTGGTGGTAGTGGTGTTGTAACTAATTTGTGAAGTGACTTACCTTCGACAATGCCATCTGGTCTGTACTCTTCAGCATTCCATATAGCTTTCCTTATTGCTTCAGCATCGTTAGCTTGTAGTGCATCTGATGCGTCCTTGTACTTATCTAATCTAGCTATCTTGACTTTCCCCGGTGGTAGGACACCCGCTGATTCTTCAGCAGCCTTGCGTCCAGCATCGTCATTGTCAAAGAATAGAACTATTTCACTGTATCCTTGTAGTAATGGGATTTGTTTTTGTAAGTCTTTCTTTGCAGATGCAGCTCCATGAGGTAGGGATACCATAGGCCACCCCTCCATAGCTTCGTAACCGCTCGCAGCATCTAACTCCCCTTCAAAAATAACGATCCGTTTACCGCTACTAGGAAATAAATGCTGAGCAAAGAGAGTATCAGTAGCCTTGCCTTCATAGTAAAACTCTTTCTTCTTATTCTTTATTTTGAATCCAGATAATAATCCATCGCTTGTGTTATATGGAAAGCGTAGAGTATCTGAGTCTCTGTAAATCCTGAAGAATTGGCAAGTCTTCTGAGAGATGTTTCTTTTCTGCAGCCGTTCGGCTGAGCCTTGGTATTGGACATCTGTAGTCATTTTATGAGAGTGAACTTCACCTTCTGCAGGTGTGTACGTGTGACACACGAAACAGAACTTGTGACCATCAGAGTAAACTGAGTTAGCGTCTGATGAGCCACAATTATCACATGCTTCGTGGCT